CGACGGCGTTGCTACTGTTTCTGCTGTCGGTGCAAGCACAGCAGATAGCATCTTCTCATCCACTTGTCTAGCGACAGTTGCTTTTGGTGGAGAGGGTGGAGGCGACGCGAATCTTTCGTCTGATGGTGTAGCGACAGTTTCTCTGGTTGGAGCGAGCACGGCGGATAGTGTTATTGCATCTCAGGGAACTACTACTGTCTCATTAGTCGGAGCAAGCACAACTGAAAGTATTCTTTCATCTGTAGGTGTAGCTACTACCTCATTAGTTGGAACAAGCGTAGTAGACGGCGTTCTTGCCTCTCAAGGGGCTGCTACTGTCTCACTTGTTTCAGAAAGTGCGGGAGACGGGGTTCTAACTTCTCAAGGGACTGCCACTGTTTCGTTAATCGGAACAAGTGTAGTTGATGGAGTCCTTGCATCTGCTGGAATAGCTACAGTTTCGGCAGTTGGAGCTAGCACAGCCGAAGGAATTCTAGCTTCCGCAGGTGTGGCGACTGTAAACGTCGTTGGCACCGGCATAGTTGATGCCGTTTTTAGTTCTGTTGGTGCAGCCACTGTCACCTTAATTGGAGAAGCGGTTACTGGTAATGTTCTTACCATAGCCGGTGCTGGTGAATTTTTAGCTGTTGGTGCATCCACGGCTGAAGCGGCACTAGCGGCATCAGGTGCAGCCACCTTTATAGGTGCGGGCGCTACTATTGCTGAGGGGGTATTTGCAGCCTCAGGAGCAGCTACGCTCTCCGGAGTTGGTAACGGAGTCGTTGATGCGGTATTTGTTAGTGCGGGTGCTGCTACTCTTTCGGGCACAGGTTCTACGATCAGTTCAGCGATCTTCTCTGCTGCTGGAACAGGTGAACTCCTAGGTATCGGTGAGTCTATCGGAGGCAGTTCTCTAGCTGCTGCCGGTGTCGCAACTTTCGAAGCGCAGGCTATTTCCACAGCCGATGCGGTTTTCTCTGCTGCTGGTATTGGAGCGTTTACTGGCCTAGGAGCCATCGAAGGGGCTGGTGTTCTTTCTTCGGCTGGTGTAGGAACCTTTACAGCTATAGGAGAAAGACTTATCAACCTTGGTGGCGGAGGAATCAACGCGGGAATTAGTGATTCTAGTGGCACTAATGCCGGGATTAGACAATCAAGTGCAACTCTAGTTGAGATAAACTGATGTCTGACCGCACTTTTCTTTCGACAGTCATACCGGAAAAGACTACTCCGGTTTTGACGCTTACGATTGTAAATCAGAATGACGTAGGATTTAAGCCTGATGCTTTAACTCTTATGATTTACGATTATAACAGCGGGACAATTATTCGTGCTGAGGGCGATATCTTGGATGCGAATAATGGCACCGTATCCACTGCTGGAGAAGTAGAGTATCAGTGTGAACCGACAGACACTGTAATTCTAAATCCACTTTCTGGAGTAGAGACTCACGTGGCTTTATTCCAATGGACCTTTAATGCAGGACTTCAGTTTGGTAAGCACGAAGTCTATCTTAAGGTTCGCAACTTTACGAAGGTGAGCTAATTATGGTGTCCCTGGGTATGCTCCGGGCTCTCTCGAGCGTTCTTACTGCCCGGAGAACACTTTCGAGTTTGGCAGGTCTTACGTTTGAAGGTGCTCGAGATGTCTTTGAAGCTCTTGGTTATAAGAAAGAGCTATCCAATGAAGACTATCGTGCTCGCTATGAGCGAAATTCGGTTGCTGCTCGAGTTGTTGAAGCTTTTCCTAAGAGCACTTGGCGCGGAGATGGGTTAGAGCTGATTGAGAATCCTGATCCAAATACTGAGACGCCGTTTGAAACAGCTTGGAATAGTTTCGCTAAGAAGCTTAATGTTCAAACTATCTTTAAGCGGGCAGATATTCTTGCTGGGTTAGGTCGTTACTCGACTGTCTTGATCGTTGCTCCAGGTAAGCTGAGTAGTCCTCTGCCTACTAGTCTAAAGCCGGAAGAAGTTCTTTCTTTGGCTTGTTTTGCTGAAGATGAGGCAAAGATCAAAGAGTTTCAGAAGGATCCTCTGAAGCCACGGTTGGGACTACCATTAAGTTATAACCTCAAACGGTTGGATCCTGATAATATGATTGAAAAGGAAGTTCATTGGAGTCGAATCGTTCATGTTGCCGATGGATGTCTGGATGACCACGTTTATGGTCAACCAAGGCTTCAACGAGTATGGAATCTACTCGATGACCTTGAAAAGGTAACGGGCGCTGGTTCAGAAGCTTTTTGGTTGCGAGCACATCAGGGTTATCACTTCGATTTGGATAAGGAAGTTGAACTTGATGATACCGCAGAAACACAACTTTCTGATGAAGTCGATGAATTTGTAAACAATATTCGTAGAGCCGTTCGCACGCGCGGAGTAAAGCTAACTTCCCTCGGATCTGACGTTGCGAACTTCGACAGAAACGTTGATTCGATTATTACCCAAATCAGCTCTGGCACAGGCATTCCCAAGCGGATTCTCGTGGGATCTGAACAGGGACAGTTGGCCTCGGAACAAGACCGTGTAAATTGGGCGGAACGGGTTCAAGATCGACGAAATGAATTCGCTGGACCAACGGTTGTTCGTCAGTTTGTAGACAGACTTATTGAGCACGGTGCTCTTCCAGAGCCTTCCGACTACGATGTTCGGTGGCCGCAAATCTTTGATTTGTCTGATGATGAGCGAGCAAAGATTGCGGTAAAATATGCAGAAATCAATCAAAAGGCGGGCAAGATCGTTGTGACGGTGGATGAGATTCGTGATCTCACCCTCGGACTTGGTGCACTGCCTGAAGAGGCTCGAAAAGAGAATGAAGAAACGGCTAAGGCGGCTGGCACTCGTAATAAACCAGGCATTATGCCGGGTGGAGATACTAGCTTCCAAGAAGGCAGGGAAACTGCATAGTTTTTCGTGTATCACACTAAAAACTATTGCAAAAGCTAGGATCTTTACCTTATAGTTACTTCCAAAGATGGCCAATACGCCAAACCAGGTCGGTCGCCGATTGCATCTAGTCGGCGCAACCGGTAAAATCCGTGCGGCGGTTTTTAACGATCGACCACACATTGTGGTTCCTGTCGTTGCCATGGTCGAAGGTGTAGTCCATGCTGCGAACTCCGATGCACCAGAATTTGTTCCTGCTGAGTCTTTTCAGAAAGCTCCTGTAGGTTGGAACGGTCGTCCCGTTTGCACTGGTCATCCAATGATCAGCGGCGAATTCGTTTCAGCCAATGATCCGAATATCCTTGAACGCTATAGCATTGGCAGCATTTTCAATTCTTTTTCTTCTGCTACTGAATTGAAGATGGAAGCGTGGGTCGATAAAGACCGCGCGGCTAAGCCAGGCAGTGTCGGAGAACGGATTTTACAGAGACTAGAAAATAATGAAACACTAGAAGTCTCTGTGGGGGCATTTATCGTTTCTGAGGAACGCTCTGGTAACCATAACGGCAAAGATTTCAAACGGGTATGGACTGATATTATTCCGGATCACCTTGCGCTTCTAAGCGAAGGAGATACGGGTGCTTGTAGCGTTAATTCTGGCTGCGGTGCAAATCGCGTTGCGAAGCGCTACCTCGTTACTGCCCAAGGTTATCAGGAGGCGCCCGTGCCGGATGAACCAACTCCTAAGCGGACTATCCGTCAGCGTCTTTTGGATCTCATCAAATTTCGCACTGCTCGCGATGAAGAGGATATGAGTGACTCTGAAATTCGAAAGTTACTCGACCGTGCCCTCAACGACAGTGAACCTGCTTATCTCGGTATCGATTCCGTTTTTCACAAGGATAGTTTAGTTGTCTATGCCGTGGCTCCGAGCGAAGGGTTCAAACTTCTTCGGCGCGGTTTCAAGCTCAATGCCGACGGTTCCGTTTCTCTCGCCGACGATAAAGAAGAAGTTCTTCCTGTTACCACGTTCGAACCTGTTCGCGCCGCAAGCGCGAGTGAACAACCTCAACTCACCGCGAATTGCGGCTGCAAAGGAGCAAAAGAAATGACCAAGGAACAGCGCGTTCAGGCATTGATTGACAATGCCAAGACGCCGTATCAGGAAGTAGATCGAACCTGGCTGATGACGGTTCCGGATGATCGTCTGACCGCGCTGGAGTCCGTGGAAACGGCTTCTCCCACTCCTCCAAATCCTCCGACGCCGAAGCCCGAACCACAGCCGAAAACGGAGCCGAATCCGCAACCAACTCCGTCGCCTGCGCCGCCGACTCCAACACCTCCTCCGCCTACGGTAAATGCGAGTGTGGCTCCGCAGACGGCCGAGCAGTATATCAATATGGCACCGTCAGAGCTTCAGGAATCGCTGCGTGAGGGCATGCGAGCCGCGAAGGCTCGGCGTGATTCAGTTCTTTCTGCACTCAAGGGAACGGGTCGTTGCACCTTGACCGATGAAGAGCTCGCCGGATATTCGACGGACGGGCTGGACAAGCTGTTGGCACTTTCGGGTGCCCAGATTCCGGTTGTAGAAGGTTTTCCGCAGCCCCGTCAGATGGGTTTCAAGGGCGTGGAAGCTCCTGCGAGTCTCATCGCAGCAATCCAGAACCGGGGCAAGTAACCGGCTGAAGACAGCCTGAACGCGAAGCTACACACTTTTTCTAGGAGCTAGATCACATGGCCAAGCGCACAATCAAGCTGCTCGGCGAGCCGATCCAGAACGAGGACGATAAGGCCGCAGAAGCGATTACCCCCGGGCATCTCGTCACTTTTGATGGTTCGGGAAATCTCATCAAGCACAACTCCGCCGGTGGCATCTGTGCCCGTGCTTTCGCAATGGAACGCGAAGAGATGGGCCAGGACATCGATGTGGACTACGCAATCAATGATACGGTGAAGGTTGGTGTTTTCCATCCTGGAACGCGCGTCAATGCCTTCATCGCATCTGGCCAGAACCTGACGAAGGGCAATTTGCTCGAGTCGGCGGGTAACGGCACGCTCCGTGTCAGGGCATCGGGTGAGACCCTGGGGCGCATTCTCGAGACGACCGGGGCTGTCACCACGCTGACGCGTGTTCGCGTCGAGGTGATGTAACTGCCATAAAAGGCACCGCTTCAACCGATTCGACAGGAGAGCACGCATATGTCAATGAACAACGCACCGGCTGCGATCGACAGCGGCCGAGGCTTTTTTACAGGGAGCTCGGGTAAGTGGGCGGGTGAGCAGTTCATGAGGGCTGCTACTCAAGGCCGACCCATCTCTCCCACGGAGCTTCGCACCCTGGATGTCCTCCGCAACGAGGAGTGGAAGACGTTCGACAACGAACTCATCCTCGGTTCTCAGGAACGTCTGTTCGCCGTTGCGGATCTGATTTCCGCAGGCTTGGTGAAAACCATCGCCAACGGACTCTCCAAAACCGTTCTCGAATACGACAAGGTTGGCGACATGGATCCGGCGATCGTTTCGCTGGATGGCGTCACCCGGTCGGAGAACGATCGACTGCTCTACGAGAGGGCAGGTTTGCCTCTGCCGATCACGCACAAGGATTTCTATTTGAATCTGCGTGCGCTGCTCGCCTCTCGGACGGGATCGGAGCCCCTCGACACGACCTATATTCGGGTTGCGGGTCGCAAGGTCGGTGAGATGACCGAAGAGATGCTGTTTGACGGTGGCAAGATCTTTGGTGCTTTGCCCATCTACGGCTACACCAATCATCCTGATCGAAATACGGCATCGTTTGGCACCAACGGCAACTGGGAGCAGACTGCAAAGACTGGCGAAAATATCCTGACGGATGTTTTCACCCTCGTCGCGCTTCTTGAAGCTGACGGATATTTCGGGCCTTACTGGCTCTACGTTGGTGGCACGGGAGCAAATCTCAAGTTGGCCGGTGACTACAAGGCAGCTACCTCGGGAACGATTCGTCAGCGCATTCTGGATACCGGTCGAATCAGTAAGATCCAGCAGGTGGACATGCTCGACGATAACAACGTCGTGTTGGTTCAGCCCAGTTCGGATGTGGTAACCATGGTGTCCGGTGAACCGTTGCAGACCGTTCAGTGGGATGTTCACGGCGGATTCCAGATCAACTTCAAGGCGTTCCAGATCATGGTGCCGTTGATTCGCTCGGATATCGATGGCAATTCGGGCATCGCGCACATGAGCTAAGTCGGCTCTGTGGAATTCAGCTTCTGAGGGAGAAGAGACATGGCCGACGAGAAGAAGGAAGATACCCGAAAAGAATACCGGCTCAAGGTCGGTAGGAAACACTTCGACGGCGATACTGGTCAGGCTGTGAAGCCTGGTGATAAGGTAAAGCTGACGGAGGCACAGGCAAAAGCGTTCAGCGACAAGTTTGAACGTCTGGATGCACCGCCAGAAGAACCGGAGCAGCCTTTCCGGTTCCCGCAGGCGAATCCGGGTGTGCCGCAGGATGTCGGTGCGAAAACCCGCACGTCGGATCTGCTCGATGATAAGGGTGAGCAGAAGCCAGCTGGTGAGATTGACGGGAAGTCTGCTTCCAGCGCACCGAAAGAAAAAGATCCGAACGCCGATAAGGCCGTGAAGAACAGCGACAAGGCGTAGGATGTCACTTACCTATGACTCGGCTCTCCCGACAGATCGCGATTGGGTGCGGTTCCTGTCGGGAGACCGAGACATGGATCATGCTAGGTTAGAAGATGAAGAGATTAACGCTCTTCTGCAAGAGGAAACGAATAAATATCTAGCGGCTGCTCGTGCTTGTGAGATTGTTCTTGCGAAGAGCGGTGGTCTTGTATCAAAGCAGGTAAATACACTTCGACTTTCTTGGGGCGATAGCAGCACTGCCGAGAATACTTATACACGATACATCAGGTATCTTCGGCAGAGAGGTGCAGAGCTTACGTTGAACCAGCAAAAGCGAGTGTTCCGGGTGCTCTAGTGCCTCAACCAATCACTTCCGAGCTGGCGGATATGTTTCCCAGCGATCTTATTGTGGAAACATATGCCGGAAGTGATGAATTTGGATCTGATAATTTTGAAGATCCAGTTACGTTGTCAGCACAAATTTCGGGCCGTATGCTTTCAGTGGTCGGGTCAGACGGCCAAGAGCATGTTTCTAGGGTTCAGGCTACGGTTCCTGGACCATACGGTTTAACGGCTAAGAATCGTTATACTTTACCGTTAGAGTATTCGCTTGAACCTTGGAATCCAGATAACCTGGGTGCAAGACAACCGGAAGCTATCGCTGTGGCCCGCGAACCAGACGAGAACGGACCACATCACGAGACTGTATACTTTTGACCCGACGCCCCCTATACCCCGTTTCGGCTCCTCTCTTTTTAGGCCGAGAACGTGAATACGTTCTCGACTGCATTGATACCCTCGAACTGTCTTGGCAAGGGCCTTACGTTAATCGTCTAGAAAAGGCTTTTGCTGCATTCTGCGATGTAGAATATGCCGTGGCTTGTAGCAATGGAAGTGCGGCGCTCCATCTTGCACTTTTAGCCGCAGGCGTTGGTCCAAACGATGTCGTTATCGTTCCTGCTGTAACCTACGTCGCTACGGCGAACGCTGTTCGTTATTGCGGAGCACTTCCGGTCTTCTGTGATATCGACCCTAAGACATGGTGTTTAGATCCGGATAAATTTGAGTCTTTACTTAAAGATCCTGCCTATTTTCGTGGATACCTACAATTAAAAGCTGTTATCCCTGTCCATCTCTATGGAATGCCCTGTGACATGGATGCGATTAATGATATCGCTACCCGTTATGGGCTGATTGTCGTAGAAGATGCGGCTGAGGCCCACGGGGCAATTTATAACGGCCAACGTGTAGGATCCCTCGGTGATGTAGCTACATTTAGTTTCTATGGTAACAAGATCCTCACCTCGGGTGAGGGTGGCATGGTTGTAACAAATGATCGAGGTATGGCTGATCGTGCCCGGCACTATGGTGGGCAGGGAATGTCTGTAGATCGTCGTTACTATCACGACGTAGTCGGTTATAACTATCGAATTACAAACATCGAAGCTGCAATTGCCTTAGCTCAGTTAGAGAAATATCCGGAGTTGGCTGAGCGTCGTCGATTGGTAGTTGAAACCTACAAAGAAGAGTTTAGAGATTATATATATCAGGAAAAGACTAAGGGAGCTGACGCGGCTGATTGGATGTTTACAGTTCTTGTAGATCCTGAGGATCGTGACGATATCCGTG